TCGGATCTTATACGCAGAAAGAGGAATAGGAGGATTAATGAGACTACCTAAAGTTAAGTTTACTAAAGAAGTAGTAATGATGTGCGTTGTTGCTTGGACTATCGGATTTCAATTAGGTATATTAATTCAAGCCATATAACAAGAGGAGGTGAAGATGAAAGAAAAATCGCCAGGGGCCCCTGTAACGTTCAAAGGTATCCTACTGGCAACAACGCGGCTCGGGTATGTTATCGGTAATCATACGGAATGTCAAGAATACTACTTTACTAAAAAAGACATCCGTAGTGTGTGGTTTAACAAAGATGTGGATGGCGGTATTGAAATAGAAATACCTTACCACATCGCAAAAGAAAAAGGAGTATCAGTTTAATGAGTAATTTATTATCAATAAGACCGGAGGATGCGGTAATAAGTAGCGGTTTCCTCGATGACGAGGACGTAATTATTAAATCAGTCCGAACAATTATGTTCGACTATGCCGGTACGCGTATTAACGATCCTTCACCGGCATTAGAAGTAACATACAGTCGCGGTGCTGATGAGGATGATAGTTCGCAATGTTACACCGCGGGTAAAGCCAAAGACACAGCGCCAAGTGCCGATAGTAAAGGGTTCAATAATTTACGATCAGATGACCGATCCGGATTACCGTCTAACTGTAACGCCATGATGTGGATACAATCGATCGTTAATGCCGGGTTTCCAAGCGATAAACTTGGTAATGATTTTTCAGCGTTCGATAACACGTCCGTTCATGTAAATCAGATCCCCGCACCAGACCGTAAAGGGCTTGCCGGTACCAAAGACAAAACGATATTGATTGTTACTAAAGTCAATACTCTTCCATGGGAGCAGACAAAGACCGCTAAGGGTAAAGGTAAAGCGTCCGCGACAACTACCGCTAAAGGTAAAGGTAAAGCGGCCGCCGCGACAACTACGCCTGCCGCTACGGATGCCGGTATGTCAGAGGTTGATGACCGTGCTACCGAATTATTACTTACCGCTCTGGGGTTAAAGCCGGAGGGTATTAAGAAAGTTGAACTTATTCCACTTATCGTCGGTCTTATTCCCGGAGATGATCCGATGAGGTCGAAGATTGTACCAAGGATTATTAATGACGCGTTCTTAACCACGCAAAACGGATGGAAGTATGCCGGTGGAGTTGTAACCTTCGAGTAACGGTATAGAATATAGTTTGAATTTTGTATATATCTCCTTTGCCGGTAGGACGTTCCTTGATGTTTATATTGTATGTATATCATTTAATACGTTCTATCGGTGAGAGGGATTGAAATATGTCGTCGTCGTCAGTGGGGAATAATGACAGATGACACTAAAGATGAAATGAGGACACAATAAAAATATGGATATGAATATACGTGAATTTCAGAAAGAAGTACACCATAACGCTGTCTATAAAGGATTTTGGACAAAAGGTAGACACTCTAATATACCGGAGAAATTATGCCTTATCCATTCTGAGGTATCAGAGGCTTTAGAATGTTATAGGAAGTATGAAAATAAAACAATATTAGACTCTAATGGTAAACCTACCGGATTTCCCTCTGAATTAGCGGATGTTCTCATTAGATTACTTGACTTAGCTGAATTTTTACATATAGACTTAATGCAAGAAGCATTAGATAAACATGCATATAACGTCGGTAGATCCTACCAGCATGGAGGTAAAAGGGCTTAATATGATCGGTACTGAAATAAGTAAAAACTCTACAACGAATACATCAAAAAGAGCAACAGCCACTACCACAACAGTAGACCAGGAACTTGTACGTATAGTACGTGCGGACCTGGAGTGGGAAAACAAACATCCAATTCGTACCTTCTTTAGAAATTTATGGAGAGCCATATGGTCGTAACCGAGATAAGCCAAGACTTTCCCATGGATCTATCACAGGGCACAGGAAGAACTCCGGGCTTACATTTAAGTGATATCTACGGCGACCTCGAAGAAGTGTTATTCTCTCCCAGAAAAACAGACAACAAACTATGGATGCAAGTTGGTTTCCTATGGGAAGAACTCTTAACAATGGCTTTTAAAAGTTCATTAGGTGTACGCCCTGGAGAAGTGACATTAGACGGCGTTATCGGTTCTCCTGATGGCATAAATTACACCGATGGTTATGTCGAGGAGTTTAAGAGTACCTGGAAGAGTGCAAAGAGGCCGTTAGAGTCTATCTGGAAATATATGGTGCAGACAATGGGTTATTGTAAGATGGTAGGAATGACAGTGGTGAGATTCAGAGTGTTGTATATCAACGGTGATTATAGTTATCAAGGGCCAATATATAAAGATTCTTTTGTTGTGTTTGAACGGCAAGAGATAGATAATAATTGGAATATGCTGATAAGTCATGCAAAGAGTAAAGGATGGTTGTAAATTATGGTAGAATTATGGGATGAATTAAATATATTAAAAAGTAAACACGCACAATTATATACAGGCATAGTTGCTTTACAGTCTAAATTACAGGCAATAAAGAAAAGTGACGCCGAAGATGAAGTACAGAATAGATGCTTTATAGTAGAATATTATGAATTATGTGCAAAATGGAATAGACGTATGATAGGCCAAGATCGTTGCGAGAAAACTGAAAAATCTAGGGGAGGTATTAATGCCTAAAATAAGAATAGAACAGAGACCATTACCGATATATAAACCAAGAGATTTAATAATAGAAATTAATAATACGGATGAAGAACTTTACCTCCGTGATATCATACAAAAAGCACTAGCCGATACTGATTACACAGTCGAAGAAGAAGATTTCTTACGGGCTGTTTTAGAAATCATCGTACATGGAGGTAAAAAATGATTGAATTAGGTAATGCCATACAAAGTACCTTAAAGTTACAGGAGGTTAGTAAATGAAAGCTCCATCAGGATTCACAGTAGCAAGTTCTGAAGTATATCCGAGACTCATAATATCAATGGAAGGTAGGCCGAAACAGGGCAAATCCCATTTCGCCCTCACAGCTCCGGACCCTATATGTTATCTGAACTTAGACAGCGGGCTTGAAGGCGTTGTACATAAATTCTCGGGGGATAAGCAGGTATTCGTGTCCAAATACGAATCGCCTGTTAACTTAAAGGACACATACCCGGATAAGGATCAAGCGGAAAAAGTCTGGCACCAGTTCAAAGGTGATTATGCCAGAGCGGTTTATAGCGAAGCACGTACTGTTGTTGTAGATACCGCGACTGAGGCACACGAACTGGTACGATTAGCTAGGTTTGGAAAACTATCACAGGTCCAGTCCTGGAATTACGGACCCGTGAATTATGAATTCAAGTCACTACTTGATGAAGCGTTGAAGAATCCGAAGGTTAACGTGATATTCCTTCATAAACAGAAAGATCAGTACGTAAAGGACAAAAGAACCGGTCTGTATGAACGTGCCGGGTTTAGCGGTATTGAATATATTGTGCAAGATTTTATGCAAATATTCTGGGACGATGAAGGTCCCAATATTGAATTCTTAGATTCCCGGCATAATAAAGACTTAGTCGGTACGGTTATAACCGGTCTTGATGTTTGTAATTTTCAAACTGTCGCGATGATGCTTATGCCCGATGTAGATCCGAGTGCCTGGGTATGAGAAATTAAATATGATATCTAACGAATTCACTTTCGGTTCTCTATTCTCCGGTATAGGTGGTATGGATTTAGGATTAGAACGAGCCGGGATGGTATGTAGATGGCAGGTTGAGATTAATACATTCTGCCAGATGATATTAACGAAGCATTGGCCGGATGTGCCTAAGTATGCTGATATAAGAACTGTAGGAGGTAGTAATCTTGAAAAAGTTGATCTCGTCGCGGGTTCGTTTCCCTGTCAGCCCTACAGTATTGCCGGGAAGCGACGGGGCAAAGAAGATGACCGTTACCTCTGGCCTGATATGTTACGCGTCGTTCACGAACTCAGATCGCCATGGGTCTTCGCTGAAAATGTCCCTGGTATATTGTCTATTAACAGCGGAATGGTTATCGAAGAAGTGTTATCTGACCTGGAAAATGAAGGTTATGAAACAATGCCACCGTTTATCATTCCGGCTTGCGGTGTCGATGCCGGGCATAAAAGGGACAGGGTGTGGATTTTGGCTTACACCGACGACAGTAAATATAAGTACAAGATCGAAACAGGCAATAGAGAGACGCATAAAGTACAGGAATTCGATAGGAAGAAATACAATACCTCCGGGGGATTTAGCCGAACAAGTACAATATGGCAAACCGGTAACGGATATACGGGGACTATACCCAACGCCGACAAGCAGCATGGTAACAGAGGCGGACTTCATCCAAGCGAAATATCACAGCTCGAAAAGGCCCAAATACTCAAATGTAGGGGGTGGTTCCCTGAACCCGAATTGGGTCGAGTGGCTAATGGGATACCCAATCGGTTGGACAGACTTAAATCACTGGGAAACGCAGTCGTGCCGCAAATCGTAGAAGTAATAGGGAGAGCGATTCTTGATATACGTTGATAGTCGAACAGGGTCTATAGAACTACTGTCATTATTCCCTAAGAACACGGCGGAATCCACTTACCTAGAATTTGCTGATTTTGCATTTATTGCAAAAGGCTATGTTGACGGATCACCGCTGCTTATTGGGATTGAACGTAAAACTACGACTGATTTGCTGTCATCGATGATAAGCGGTAGGTTATCAGGACATCAACTTCCCGGCTTGCGTAATTCTTATAATGTTGTATACTTAATCATCGAAGGAATTTGGCGCGCTAATCCGTATTCAAAGATCCTTGAACATTACCGTAATGGTAAATGGGTAGCTATCAGGCTCGGACAGCGAGAATTCATGGCCAGGGAAATATATAATTATATTAACACATTAACTACTATATGTGGAATTAACTGTTGGAGAACGCAGAATAAACTTGAAACCGTCGCATGGATCATGAGCACTTATCACTGGTGGTGTGATAAATATCTGGAAGAACATACGAGTCATAAAAAAGCACATAAACCGTTTATCGAGATCATGACTAAAAAACTACCACTGCTCCAACGTGTAGCTGGTGAACTTGGCGGTATCGGATTTAAACGGTCACGAGATGTATCGAAGCACTTTAATAGTTTAATTGAGATGGTACTCGCAGACAGCAAGGAATGGGAGAAGATCCCCGGAATTGGAAAAAAATTAGCAAATGCCACCGTAAAGGAGATACAAAATGGATAAGCGTCTTATATTTTGCTGTACCTCGGGAAGATCCGGTACCGCATACCTTGCAGCCTTAATGTCCTTGATACCTGGCGTATATAGCACACACGAAGGAAAACCGTCTTTTACCGATTGGTACTGGCGAACCAAGAACGTGCCTATCGCCGACAGAGAATTAGTATATAACGCGTTCTGGAAACATAAACTGAGAGCTATATCTACGGTAAAAGAAGACGTGTATTCAGAGACATCTCATATGACGTTTAAAGGATCCATACATTATTTACCAAAAGACATAAAATACTCAGTCATATTCTTAGAACGAGACCATCGCGAAGTTGCGCGGTCTTTATACATGCTTAATGATATTCCCGGTCGGACTAAGACTGGTAGAAGGAATTGCTTCTATCCGGGAGACCCCGATAACGTAATTGCTATAGATTGTAATTGGGCAGGACTTACTGATTACCAGTTATGTTACTGGTATGTAAAGGAGATGCAAGCAAGGGCTGATGATTATTGGAAGTCGTATAAAGATAATCCTAACGTGATAGCAATTAAAGTTGATGTTTCACAGTTAAAAGATCTATTCACGTTTAACGCTATACTAGAACTGCTTGAATTGCCGAGGACCGTTATTGCTTCAGATTTTGCCCGTGTAGTCGCTGCGCGACATAATACTAAATTAAACCGTAAGCAGCTTCATGATTCATCAGAACGATATAGATCAGAGGAAAAAGAAATAAATGAACTAATATCATAACAAAACCCGCTCGGGTCAGGCTGTGATCACTGGAACCCTGCCCCCGTTCCACTGGCCCGAGCATCCTACTTACCGAGGTCTGAGAGTGAGTATGAAGAGAGAGAAAACAATATTTAGATCTTACGTAAAACAACTATCAAGTTACAAACATCTCGATTTGGACGAAGAAATGCGTATATATTACAACATCTTCATAGGTGTAAAAGACCAACTGCTTATAAATCGTCTCATAGAATCTCATATACCGTTGGCTGTTAAAATAGCCAGACGATATACCGGTAAAGGGATTGAATTTGAAGAATTGTTAAGCATTGTAGTACACGAAACTACCCAGCTTGCACATAAATACAACCCCGGCACTACACATAGACATAGATTCGGCACCATATTACCTAGTAGATTGCAAAAGGCCATAAGACTGGCGTTTATTGAAGCTAAGAAATTCAAGGGTGATGAAGGAGTATTTGATTCCACGAAATACGTACCGGATATGGAGTTGCGGTGCACTGTAGATAAGGTTTTAAAGGATAATTTTAGCGAGGTAGAGATAGAGGCGTTGAAATACCGATGGGAGGGGGGATGCACGTTGACGGACACGATGAGGTTAGTCGGTAAATCTCAGAGTAGTATTCTGAAAATGGAACGAAGAGCTAAGAAGTTATTAAAAGAGGTACTTAAATTAGAATAGATTTTTGGAGGATAATTTATGAGTAAACGGCCAATACCCACCAAAGAACAAAGGAATGAAGGGATAGAAACGCTTAAGTTCTACGATCGTTGGGGTGTTGATGCGGGAATGAGTGAAGAACTTATAGATATTGGGTTAGGATTAGCGGCAGTTATCGATGAATTAGAAGGTGAACTTATAAAGTTAAAGATACAGTACGAAGAATTAAAAGAATCGTTTAAAACAACCGAAGAGCTAAACGGCGATCCTTGGGGGTTATGAATTGAATACCGAACGATGTAGTAAATTCCTATGTCCGTTATACGCAGACTCATTAAACTCCGTACCGGGACGCGGTCCTATGCCTTCATGGATTATGGAGGTAGGAGATGCTCCAAAACAGCAAGAACGGGCAAAAGGAAAGCCGTTTGTCGGTAAATCAGGCCAGGAAAACGACAAATACTTAATGGATATTGATATTGATCCTGGCGTGGTACGTATTAATAACTGCATCGTGTGCAGACCTCCGGATGATCGAGACCCAAGCGGTGAGGAACTTGTATATTGCCATGCCAGGCTGTTAAAAGAAATCGTATTAACCAGGCCACAATACATTATAACGTTAGGTAAGTTCGCGACTCAGTGGTTTCTTGGTAAAGAAGCCAAAATGGAAACATGTCATGGTATTCCTTTCTTATGGCCAGACGATCCGAATATAATAATCATCCCAGTATATCATCCTTCTTACGGATTGCACGATGGTAGTAAGATGATTCTTATTCAGAACGATTTCAAAGCCGTACAACAGACAATTCGCGGCGTGTTGAAACCGCGAGATATAGAAGATGATGCGGGGGGTAAATACGTATATAAAGAAATAACGTCGCGCGATGAGCTCTGGGATAAGTTTGCAAGACCGGAGCGCGATAATAATCTCGTAGCCGTTGATACCGAATCTATCTTAGTCGGCGATAAGCCTAATCCGAGTGTAGATGCAGCTTGGTGTTTAACATTCTCCGTTGATGGTATTCGTGGGTATATGGTGAAATTGGATGATCCGGTTAAGATAGATATGATGAACCGGTGGCTATCGAGGCCTGAAGTATTAACGATATTTCACAATGCCGGGTATGATCTTGATGTACTTGCCTATATCGGTATAGTTCCAGCACGGTTCACTTGTACGATGACCATGGCATATTTACTCCAGGACCAACCGCAAGGATTAAAGGCGCTTGCGTATCGTCTTCTCGGGGTCAAAATGACCGAATATTCTGCCATTGTATCTGATGCTATGCAGATCACTGCTTATGATTACATCGTCGGATTAACCGCAGGGGAATGGCCATTACCGCCGAAGATCGAACACTGGGTCGGCGATAAACGAAAGACTAAACAACCTCAGGCGGTTGAGAAGAAATTAGAACGAGCACAGAAGGATTTTGTGAAGTCGAATGGTACGTTGGGTCTCTATAAAAGGTTAAAAAGTATTTTAGTTGAATATAAGAAGCAAACGGGTATTGATATTCCTATGCCGGCACCGGCGTCGCTAGATGATGTAGATCCGGAGCTTGCAAAAGATTATGCTTGTAGGGACGCGGTAGTAACGTATAATGTGTACGGTATATTAAATAAGAGAATAGCGGATGAAGGATTAGAAGATACGTTGAATCGTGACATGGGAATGTTACCTATGGTTATTGACATGCAGCATTATGGAATAAAGATACGTCCGAAGCATTATATTGAACTTGAGGGGTATTTTGATGAGCGCATGGAAGACGTGAGGAAGAACTTTGTGAAGTTGTATAGTAAACTTGAGTATGCGTTAAGTAATAACCATTATAGCCCACACGTCGATCCTACTAAAACTTTCGATATCAATCTCGGTTCAACTCAACAAGTAGCAAAAGCACTATATAACCTTAACATCCTCCCATCTCCAACGGCATCAACAGAGAAAAAACAACTCGATATCTACAGAGCAAAGAACCCGATCATAAACCTCATCACAGAGTTCAAAGAGTGCCAAAAACTCAGGGGTACATATACGAGACCCCTAGTGTTAAAGGCAGACGTAAATAACCGCATTCATACCACTTTCCGGACTACCAATACCATTACCGGCAGACTGTCTTCCGAGAATCCTAATCTTCAGAATCAACCAACGAGGTCTGCGGATGGTAAAAAAATACGTGAAGGCTTTATACCTGAAGAGGGGTATTCGTTTTTATCGTGTGATTATTCACAAATCGAAATGCGTGTCGCCGCACATATGAGTCAGGATCCTAAAATGCTGGAAGTTTTCTGGACCGGCGTTGACATCCACAGTCAGACCGCGGCATGGGCATATAGTATTGATATCGAAGACGTAGATCCGGATATGCAAAGGAGGCCTTGTAAATCCACCGGTTTTGGTATTCTTTATGGTATTGGCGCGTCCGGGCTCAGAGACCAACTGTTATCCCAAGGAGTTGTATATTCGGAGGGGGAGTGTCAAGGGTTCATTGATATGTGGTTCGGTATATACCCAGGGGTTAAAGACATGATGAGTCGGTTTAAGTCCGACGCCAGGAGATACGGAAAAGTCCGGGATTTATTCGGTCGGTATCGTGTAGTGCCGGAAGTTAAAAGTGCGTTGAAATGGATAATCAACAGGGGTTTAAGAGAAGCGTGTAATAGTCCGATTCAAATGGGAGCGAGTGAGATTATTAAAGAAGCAATGAAGCAATTAATCCCTACGTGTAGAGATTATGGGGCTAAAATTGTTAGACCGTTGTTGCAGATTCATGATGATTTGGTGTTTGAAGTTAGAAATGACATGTTTGATATCATTGCACCGGTTGTTGTTGATATAATGGAGAACGCTGTAGTGTTGGATGTTCCAACGCCGGTAGATCCGAAGAGGAGTATGACTAATTGGAGGGAGTTAGAAGCATGGAGTATAAATCAATTTACATAACGTGCCCGGAATGTCAACGACAGATACGGCTTGTTGGAAAGCCGATGACAGTAGCATGTATGTATTGTTATGCTTTAATGGGGGTTTGTTATTCAGGGTCAGTAATAACTACTACAACTATAGTAAAACCATAAAGGGGAATTAAAAGCATGGAAAGTCTTGGATATTTCGTGGCAAACATAGTAGCAGGAGTTATAACATTTCCTATTTTAGTAATAATGCGCGTGATTATACAGATAATCCACATAATTAAAGGTGAAGATCCGTTAAGTTAAAAGGGGGTTAAAAGCGTGGAAATAGAACCAACAAACGTATACAGAAATGATATAAAACCAAAACCAAACTGTAAACCCAAGGAAGTTCCAAAAGTTCCAAATACGCCTAGAACTTTTCCATATCTAGCGGATAATAGTCAAGCAGTGCCATATATAGAAGCTGTGCCGCTTACCAATATGTATAGGCCTAGGAATGTAATCATAACTGTAGATAATCCGGACATAACAGTGTTCTTAACTAACCTCTTAGACAGGATAATTAAACACGTACCTATGTGCGAAGCGGAAAGTAATTTTGTATTAAATCTAAGAACTATTATAACAATGGTTGATTGTTAACGGAGAAGGATAAACTTATGGCCAAAAGGATAGAAGAGGAATTCACCTGCTGTTTAGATCGTGGAGATGTACCAGCTTGTGAAGTGGTACCAGTAAATATACCCACGTACTCACAGCGTAACGTAGTTATAGAAGTAAATAGTGTAAATAAAGCTCAATTCTTATTTACATTATTAAATAAAATAGTATGGGCAAAACAATTATCTGATGTTGAGATGCAGTATGTAACATACTTACGTAATATAATAGAAAAGGAGTGTTGAACAATGATACATTCAAATTTAAAACTCGCAATAGAACTAAGGGCCCAGGCCAAAGATTTAGAGACACAGGCAAAAGATCTTACAACTGTAGCAAACGCGTTAATAATCAATCACCTTAAAGAGGGCGAAGAGGCAATACATCCGGAAGGTGCTTACGGTAAGATTGTTTATTGTAAAGCATCAACGTCATCTAAGTTTGATAAAGACGTTGCAAAGCAGAAATTGGTTGAATTCGGAGCCCCGGCAGATGTCGTGGTTAAAGCGTTTAAACTTGCGACCACGACATCTCCGAAGAGCGGTGGGATTAAATACTATCCGCCGGACTGAACCGCATTACCACTGCCCATCATATTAATATACAGATCAATCGCCGGCGAAATAATGTCCTTTAAGAACGTTCTCTCGCCTGTTCTTTTATATTCATCCGTCATAAACTTTCTTGCCCGGTCATATGTATCGGTGTTAATCGTCACCGATGTTACGATATCCGTTCTGCTATTCACCGCTACCGGTGTCTTTCTTTTCATGTTCTATCTCCTCGTTAATTCGTTTAAATTCATTGCCAGTGTAGTTTATTAACCACATAACGCTCATCGTTAAATCAGCCATTGAAGACTCTATTACTCTTAAAGCTAACCCTATATTAGGGTCGCCATCGCCACGAACCGTTAACCACCGTTGGCCTTTTATTATCGTTAAATGTTCACGTAAATCGTGTATCGCGTGACTTAATTGGTAATAACACGCTGTTAGATCTTTTGTCATTTAAACTACCACCCCCCTTAAATATATGATTAATTTAAAAACTACCACACTTAAAGCTGATAGGCCAATGATAACGAGTAACGTTATCGCAAACCGTTGTTCCGAGTTCATTAAACTACTACCCCTTATGATTACGTTCGTACAATCTACCTTGATTAAACGATTTATTTACTAATTCGTTAACCACACCAAATAGTTTTATTAATTGACCCGGTAAACCATCGATTACGTCATGCCTGGCTGTACTATACAACATGTCTTTGTCGCTTCTATCTAATTCAATCCTCACATCTTTTACTATCTTCACTTCTTTTCACCTCCTTTGCGTTTCTGACTTGTGAAGTTACTAATACCATAATATTAATGCCCCGATGGCTAATATATAACAAACAATAACCACCACTATAGGCCAATTCATCCCCTATCACCTCCTTTGCGTTTCTGACTTGTGAAGTTAGAATACCATAACGCATTTATATATGTCAATATAAAAATGCAAAATAACTTGTGAAGTTTAAAATAACTTGTGAAGTCGAGAACTTGTGAAGTTTGGAATAACTTGTGAAGTTTGAATCTCAATCCAAGAGGTATTGTTTACGTGTAGTTTTATGGTAATTTACCGCCTAAATCATGTAATATACCAAAACCTCATATTTGACTTAATTTCAATTATCATTTCGGGATATATTGATGTACTGGGATGGTATATTAATGGATTTTTACCCTATATAAATAAGCCGCACGCAGGGAAATATATAATTATCCCCAGGTATAAGGGTTGAGTATCTATGCAGACAAAAAAAAAGGGCAAGGATATTAATCCCTGCCCTTGTTGAAATTTGATGCTGTTTTGTAGGTTTTAACTACTATTTCATAATTTTACCTCCCTAGCCTATTTGTTGTTATCTGTATCTTGCGTAAAATAAAACTGTATTATTTTTGACTTTACCACATTAAAAATCTAATGTCAATGCCTGCCGCCTCGTTTTCCGGTACCGCCAGCTTTACCGCTTTTGCCTCCTCCACCTAAATCACTGCCTTTTTTCTTTACTGATTTTCCCCATCTGGTCTTTAAGGCGCAGTGAGTTAAGAATAAAATGAATAAGATTTCCACCATTATCACCCTCTTTATTTTAACTTCCTAATCAGCCGACAGCGTCCAACTCTAACTTTTCCGTCCGCGTTATACGGCACGATTAAAGTAGATAACCAGGACCATTCTATTAATACCTCCCATATGGGTAAATTTCTTGTATTATTACTCTCTATCCAAGCTAAAGACCCTACGTTAATTCCACAACCGCAAGTATCCTGTCTATTAGAATTAACCTCTTCGGATATTACAGCCCCTTCAGCAATATCCCAATACGCCGGTGGTTTATATAAATGTGAAAACGTTTTATATGCTATAATTCCGGAAGTTATAGATTTAAAATTTAATGATAGGTAAGCGATGGGGTCCAATAAACCTAGCGTCCTGGATAAATTAGCTCCGGATAGATCAGCCCTGAATAAATTAGCCCCGGATAGATCAGCTCCGGATAAATTAGCCCCGAATAAATTAGCCCCGGATAGATCAGTTCCGGATAAATTAGTCTCGGATAGATCAGCCCTGAATAAATTAGCCCCGGATAAATTAGCCCCGGATAGATCAGCTCCGGATAAATTAGTCTCGGATAGATCAGCTCCGGATAAATTAGCTCCGGATACTTCATATATTACATTACCGTGTTTATCATATATAGGAATCATTATTATTAATACTCCTCTAGTGCTTTGTTGAATTCTATTTCCGTTGTTCCACCGTCTTGAAACCAAGACCAGATTTCTTTTAATAATTCTAAATCTTTACCTTTTAACGCTCTTTTATGCCCATCATACCAATCGAGGAAGACGTATTCAATACGGTAACAATCACAATCAGGACCGGAAGCATAAAATCTGAATTCATCCGAAGGACCGCCATAAGAAATTTGATATCTCCAATAGCCTTCATTTTGACGGGTAAACGTGCCCGGAGCGACATAATCAAAGGACAAACCGTACTCGTATAAATTCCCTAACTCCTCATCTATCTTCGCGTAATATTTACTGTCTTCGCCTTCACAATAGGCTTTCCGAAGTTTTCTTAATATACTGACTGTTTGATTTTTCTTTTTTAACCACCGCTTTTTGCATGATAATTCACAATCTGACATTGTTTACATATCTCCCCGGTTTAGTACATGTGATAAAACGGTTAGCATATCATCGTCGGATATGAAATATTGATAAGTTCCAGCAGGCCCGTGTATAGTAAGCTTGTCACTTAATAGCCTTGACATAAAATTAATATAGCTTTTAGTGTAATGATCACTAAAATTATTCATCATATACGCTGTTGCTTTGTCGATAACGTCACCGGTGAAACTGCATCTAACTGACCAAGCGAGGTATTTTAACATCTTTTTTATTTCTTTATCGGTCATTGTTTACGCGTCCTTTTGGTCTGAAAATGGGTATGACCGGCCTAATTCAAAGGCTTCTTTTATTAGATCTTTGATAAGGTTTACAGTATTTGCAACATTCCTTTCATTAATAGTGGAGTTTCGTATACTATCACGTATTTTATAAACATCTTCGGGTAATAATTCAATTTGCAATATTCTTGGTTCGATAACTTTCATTTGTTTTCCCTTTTTAGTTAATCCATTGATATTTAAGTGAATAGCCACCATCATTTTTATCTTTATAATCCCCAGGCCACAAGCACCGGCCTAACGCATAAACAACAGCGAAACCCATGTCCATGCCACAACCACTAACTTTTAAACTTCCACCCTTAGCGCGCCTATAATCACAGATATTAGATATATAATAATC